GTAAACGAAGCTGCAAGCCAGATTCTTTCGTTGATGGACGGTGGTGAACCCTCGCAAGAGCAAGTTGAACCCGTCGAATCCGAAGAAATTGAGGCCCAAGCGGATGACTCTGAAGAATATGAGGAGTCCGACGAGGTTGAGGAAACCGAAGAAGTTGAGGAACAGCCTGTTTACCGGATCAAAGCTGCCGGTGAAGAAAAGGAGGTGACCCTTGACGAATTGGTTAAGTCCTATCAACTCGGTGCCGACTACACCAAGAAGACTCAAGAGATTGCAGAACAACGTAAGGCTGTTGAAGCTGAACGTGCTGCTATTGAGGAGTCCAGACAACTGCGAGATGCATATGCACAACGTCTGAACCTGGTTGAGCAGTTCCTTGCTAGCCAAAACAATGAGGAAGACCTTGATTCGCTCAAGGACTCCGATCCCATTGGCTATGCAGTCAGGGTGGCAGAAATGTCACAACGCGAGAAGCAACTCGCTGCCGTTCGTTTTGAGCAACAACGCCTTGCTGAACAGCAACAAGCCGAACACTCACAGCAAATGCAGCGTAGGGTCGCTGAGGAGGCCCAGAAGCTCGCTACGCTCATTCCGGAATATGCCGACCCCGAAAAGGGTGCTGCACTCCGTAAGAGCGTCTATGAGACTGCCAAGGACAAACTTGGATTTAGTCCAGAAGAACTCAGCCAAGTGTATGACTCTCGCCATGCGCTTACGCTTTTTTATGCCACTAAGTATCTGGAACTGATGAATTCCAAGCCTCAAGTTACCAAGAAGGTTTCTGAGGCTCCAAAGATTCTGAAGCCTGGAGTTACTAAGGCTAAATCTTCCGAAGCGGAAGCCGTGAAGAAGGAAAAAGCACGACTGCGTAGCACCGGCCGAGTTGCCGATGCCGCAGCACTATTTGAACGATTTATCTAAGGAGCATTACCATGGCTATTTATAACGCCCATGACGCTATCGGCCAGCGTGAAGACCTCACCGATGTTATCTACAACATCAGCCCGACCGAAACCCCGTTTATGTCCTCGGTTGGCAAGACCAAGGCCACTGCCGTTTATCACGAATGGCAAACGGATAGCCTCGCTGCTGCCACCACCAACAACGCTGCTGTTGAAGGTGCTGACGCTTCGGACGCTACCCTGTCGCCCACCGTTCGTCTTGGCAACTACACCCAGATTCTGCAAAAGACCATCAAGGTCTCGGGCACTCTGGACACGGTTAACAAGGCAGGCCGCAAGTCCGAAAAAGCGTACCAGCTCGCGAAGGCCTCTGCAGAACTCAAGAGAGACCTAGAGACCATCCTTCTGAGCAACCAAGGTCGTTCGGCTGGTACGTCGAATAGCACTGCTCGCAAGATGGGTTCGCTGCTGTCGTGGCTCAAGACCAACAGTTCGGTTGGCTCGGGTGGTGCTGATCCCGCGACTATCGGTGTCTCGACCCGTACCGATGGTACTCAGCGTACCTTTACTGAACAGCTCCTGAAGGATGTTGTTGCCGAGGTTTATGATTCTGGTGGCAACCCGAAGGTACTGATGGTTGGTACCGCTGGCAAGCAGAAGGTCTCGACCTTTGCTGGTATCGCTGCCCAACGCTTTATGGCTCCGTCGAATACCCCGACGACCATTGTTGGCGCGGCTGACGTATACATGAGCGACTTCGGTTCGATGTCGGTGGTTCCGAATCGCTTTATGCGTACTCGTGATGCTCTGGTTCTTGATCCGGAATATGCAGCACTTGCTTATCTGCGCCCGTTCCAGACCAACGAGCTGGCGAAGGCCGGTGATAGCGACAAGACGCAAATTCTTGTTGAAGTCACTCTTGAAGTTAAGAATGAAGCCGCACACGGCATCATTGCTGACCTCAATATGGCTCTGTAAGCAGTAAGATTAGGGGGAGGGGAAACCCTCTCCCTATTTCTTAGAGGAACAAATGTCCAAAATCATCAGAAGTGATGGTATCCGCGAACAAGTTTTCCATGAAACTGATAGCGGATATGTAATTGAGACTAAGCAAGATATTGACGACATTCTTGCTCTTAATAAACAACAACTTGACTTTGACAAACAGAGAACTGGATTTGTCAAAGAAACGCATCACGTTGCACGCATTCCCCTTACTGTCATTGACGACCTCAACAAGATGGGCGTAATGAAGGGATTTGTGATTGTGGACGATACCGCTTTCGCAAAATGGCTTAATGGAACCGAAATCGGTCAAGCCTGCAAAACATATAGGGGACAACTGTGAAAGTTGCTGTCTGCGTACCTTGCCGTGATGAAGTGCACACCGCCTTTGCGTTCGATTTTGCAAAGATGATTGCTTATGACTGCATTACCCGTTGTAAGGACGGTAATGGTGGTCTTCAAATGTATACGATGCCGGGAACTCTGATTTTTGACCAGAGAGAAAAACTGGCTGAAATTGCACTAAATGAAGGTGCAGACGCTGTCCTATTTATTGACAGTGATATGCGCTTCCCGAGAGACCTTATTGAGATTCTCTTGAGTAGAAATGTAGATATTGTCGGAGTTAATGCCACTAGCCGGAGAATGCCGGTTCTTCCATGTGCGTTGAATCTGCAAATGATTGATAATCCAAATGAGAATGAACCAGACCATAAATGGGTCAAAGTCGATTCTCGTGGTAAAGAAGGCATTGAACAAGTTACTGCTGTCGGTTTTGGCGTAACGATGATTCGCAAGACAGCATTTGAGAAGATTCCTCGGCCTTGGTTTGATGTTGGTTGGGGGCGATGGGGTGTAATCGGTGAGGATGTTCATTTCTGCGCTAGAGCCGCAGATAGTGGCATCTCCGTATATGTAGACCATAGCCTTTCAAAGCATATCAAGCACATTGGCACCTACGAATACGGTTGGGATGATATTGACGATGCAAAACTGAAGGAATTGACAGATGGCATTGACAAACTACAGCGACCTAAAAACGACAGTCGCAAACTATCTCGCAAGAAGTGACCTGACCAGTCAGATTCCTGACTTCATCCGTCTTGCTGAAGATCGTCTTCGTAGGGAACTGCGTATCCGCCAGATGCTCAAGGTAGTCACGACTACTACGACTTCTGGCGACTCTACGATTTCTCTGCCGTCTGATTTCCTGCAACTACGGGACATTCACATTGATGGAAGTCCCGTTTCTACAGTCACATACCAAAGCCCATCAGCATTCTTCCGCAATGCTAGAACTGCTGAAGCTGGCATTCCTGTGTTCTATACGATCCTGGCTAGTGAGTTTCAATTTGCTCCTATCCCAGACTCGAATTACACGGTAAGGATGCTGTATTACGCCGCTCCGCCTTATCTGAGCGATTCCAATAGCAGCAATATGTTCCTTGCTAACTGTGTTGATGCGCTTCTGTATTCGACTCTTGCAGAAGCAGAACCTTATCTGATGAATGATGCCCGTTTGGCTACTTGGGCTAGTTTGTACGATAGGGCAATCAACGCTATCACAACCAGCGATGACCAAGGCGAATACTCAGCTTCGCCTATCGCTATTTCTGTCGCTACGAGGTAATCATGGCTAACTTTTCAAACTATCTTGAGAATGCGTTGATTAACGCTACTCTCCGCAATACGTCATACACAAGCCCTACGACTGTATACGTTGGTCTGTTTACGACTGACCCTACTGATGCGGGTACCGGCACTGAAGTCGCTGGAGGCTCTTATGCGCGTACTGCGGTGACCTTTGGCGCACCTAGTAACGGTGTAGCTACCAATAACGCAGATGTGACGTTCCCGACTGCCACAGGCTCTTGGGGAACGATTACGCACGTTGGTGTGCATGATGCATCGACCACTGGCAATCTGCTCTACCACGCCTCTCTCACGACCTCCAAGACTGTTGGTAGCGGCGATGTGTTCAAGATTTCTTCCGGCAACCTGTCTGTGACGCTTGCGTAATGGAACTTATCAATTCTGACCCTCTGGTTCGTTTTTCTTGGACTGTCCAAGATGACGAATACGTCTACATGGACACTTGGGAAATGATCCAAGAGGAATGGGACGCATTGACTCCAGAAGAAATCGAATCACGCCAAAAGGCTCAATACGCTAAATGGCGCGAACACATGGCTAAGGGTTAAGCATGGCCGATAGGTATTGGGTTGGTGGAACAGCAAACTGGGACGGTACCGCTGGTACCAAATGGTCTGCTACGTCTGGCGGTGCTGGCGGTGCTTCAGTTCCTACAACTGCTGATGACGTTTTCTTCAATTCCAGCTCTACTGGAACAGTAACGATTGCTGCTGGGAATACTGGTGCTAAGTCAATTAACTGCACTGGATTTACTGGAACAATAACTGGCACAGCAGCGATTTCGGTGGCTGGAAGCATTACGCTTGTTGCTGGTATGACCTATACCCATACGGGCACTGTGACAATTACCGGCACTGGCACTCTCACTACTGCTGGAAAAACATTTTCTGCCGTAACAATAAATGGATCTGGAATTACAGTAACGCTCGCAGATGACTTTAATTTATCAGATACATTAAGGCTTGATTCTGGAACATTTGACACTGCAAACTACAATATAACGGCTGGTAATGCTTTGTCTCTTGACCAAGTAACAACGGCAAGAACATTTAATTGTGGGTCTAGCACAATTAATATTGGCAATTTTTACGCAAACACTATTACCAACTTAACATTTAATGCTGGCACATCGCAAATAAATGTAACTGCTTCCAATGCTGATTTAAGGGGTGGAGGTTTAACTTTTAACAATGTTTCATTTACCTCTACAGCAGTTAGTGGATTAGTTCGCACTATTAGGCAAACAAACACATTCAACAACCTAACATTTTCAGCCCCTAGTTCCGAAGGATTAGTTCAATATTCAATAAGCGCAAACCAAACAATTAACGGTACGTTTACCTGCGCTGGGGCTACCGCTGTACGCAGAATTTTTGTGCGCTCTGATACATTAGCAACATCCCGCACTTTCACAGTCAATTCTCTATCCGCAACTGACTGCGACTTCCGCGATATTACTATTGCTGGCACTGCCTCCGGTTCTTCGCCTACTAGGGCCGGAGATTGTGGTGGCAACTCGGGGATCACGTTTTCCTCGAAGACCGTCTACTGGAACCTTGCCGGTACACAAAACTGGTCTGCTACTGCATGGGCTACAACAAATAACGGCACGCCAGATATAAACAATTTTCCGCTTGCTCAAGATACAGCTACTTTTACTGATAGTGGGGCTGCTGGCACTGTTTCTATTCAATCGTTCAATACAGGTGCCATTGATACATCTGCGCGGACTAGTGCAATGACATTGAGTTTTGCAACGGCAGCAGTTGCTCTATATGGAAGTGTTGCTTTTGCTTCTGGTGTTACTGTATCTGGAACCACTGGGCAAACATTTTCTGGTCGCGGCACTATGGATTACACAAGTGCCAGCAAAACCACTACGTTCCCAATTACTGTTGATGCTCCTAGTGGAACATTTCGGCTTATTGATACGTTTAATTCTTCAAACACGGTTACGCATACTCGTGGCACGTTTAATGCAAATAATCAAAACTTAACCTGCACAACTTTTTCTTCTAGCAACAGTAATACCAGAACAATCACGATGGGTTCTGGAACTTGGGATTTGAGTGGTACTGGAACTGTTTGGAATTTGGGAACAACCACTAATCTTACGTTTAACAAAGAAACGGCAAATATAGTTCTTAGCAATACCACTACAACGGCTCGTACGTTTGCTGGTGGCAGTCGCACTTACAACAAGCTAACCATTGGTGGTGCTACCGGAACATCCACGCTGACATTCACTGGTTCCAATACATTCAGCGAAATTGACAGCACCAAGACTGTTGCCCACACCATCACTTTTACCTCTGGCACAACAACCACAGTTACCACCTGGTCTGTCAAAGGCACCTCTGGCAATGTAGTAACGCTAAACAGTAGTGCTGCCGGTTCTTCCTACACACTTGCACTTGCTGGTGGTGGTTACACAACTGGCATTGACTACCTCAACGTCCGCGATCCCATTGGCAGTCCAATCAGTGACACTTGGTACATCGGCGCAAACTCCGTAATCAATACGACTGCACCGAACTCTGGTTATGCCATGTTCACGACACAGCGGGCTGACAATGCCATTGTTGTGCTTACGTCTACTTCCTCGACTTCGTGGACTGTTCCTGCTGATTGGAATAACGCTGCAAACTCCATCAACCTTATTGGTGGTGGTGGTGGTGGTGCCGGTTCTCGCGTTTCTGGTAACAATCGTGCTGGTGGTGGTGGTGGTGGTGGTGGTGGCTTTACTAGACTCACAAACCAAACACTAAGCGGTTCAATTACCTATCAAGCTGGTTCTGCTGGTAC